TAGTTTTAGGAGAAATACCTGGTCTATCAAAATGTAATCCTGTGCCTTGAACTCCAACTTGAGCTAAGGTATTTGTTGGAACATATACTTGTGTATATGGAGTATTACCTAAAACATTACCTACTTCTGTTCGAGGGTTTGATAGTTGAAGTCCTACTTGTTTTGCAATAAAAAAAGGACCACGTTGTAAATCACCAAAAAATTTTGTAATACGTAAAGTATCAGTTACTTTATCAGTAACTGCTTTAGCACCCCCTCTAATTGGAAAGTCTATACTATATTTTCCTGCAGCAAATGCTAATTGTTGTGCTGCTGTGTCGTTTTGGGGTAAATACGTTTTAATGTAAGGAAGCCCACTATTGCCGCCTCCAGGGCGGTCATTACCAAACTTTAAGTTTGTTAAATCTGATTTTAGATCTATTAAGGGCATTCACGTGTTATTGAGGTTTTTTATCCAAATACTTTTCTGGGTTTGCCACTGGTAAATCTAATAGTGATTTTTCCAATCCTTTTACTGTTTGATTAGTAGAAGATGGCAAAGCATTTGCAGCAGTATCGGGAGTTTTGCCCTGTAAGCTTAATGTTGAGTTTGTTACTTGATCAAGAATTTGTGCCATGTTTTTATTATTTTATATAAATATTTTATTATCCTGTTCTTCGAGCAGTTATAGCCATTGGTTGTTGTATTTTTTGTGCTATCTGCGTACCATCTAAATATACTTCAATTGAACGGCCTACTATACTATCTACTGCGGCTTTAACTTCGTTAATAGCAGATACTAAAGGACCTATATCTATTGATCCTCCACCACCACCTGCCGCGGCAGCACCTTCTCCTTTATTTTTTCCACCTAAATCAGTTCCAGCAATTACTGTATCTTTATTATTTAATGCAATAGCACCTTCAGGTGCCATTAATGTTCTTTTACCATAACCTGGTGATACAACGTCATCTCCTTTACTCATTAACTTCATACCTAAACCTACTACAGCAGCGGCTGCAGCAGCACCAAGAATCCAACCAACAAAAGGAATAGCAGCGGCGGATGAATAAACTTTCATCGCTGCCTGACCTATACTTTTAAAGAAATCTTTAATAGTTAAAGCTAATGCTGATTTTTTAAGGGTTAAACTTATACTTTCGTAAGCATTTTGAAGTTTTTGAAATAAAGCTATTCCTTTTTGTACTACAAAATCTTTTGCTGATACAAGACCTTTTCTTATTCTTACTAATAATCCAGCTTGTTCAGTTGCATTTTGTTGTTGTTGAACTACTAACTGCGCTTGATCTGTAGCAAATTGTTCTTTACCAAATATTGCTTTATATTTTTCTACAGCCCATTCTTTTAAAGCAAGAGCATAAGCTTGTGTTTTAGTCATAAAACTTTGTCCTTCTAACTTTAAACTCATTTCTTTAAAACTAATTTTTCCTTTTTCCATTCCATACATTACAGCTAGTTGAGCTTTTACAGTATCACCTAAAAGTTTACTTTGAAGTTTTAAAGCATACTCTTTTATAGTTACTCCTAATTTTTTGCCTTGTAAACCAGCAGTTATAGTTTCTGCTAATTGTATTCCTTTAGCTGCGGTCCAAATAGTTCCAAATATACCTCCTATTATCATAAGAGGAATTTTAAGTTTAGATAAAACACTAAATATACTATTTACTACACTTAAAGCACTTGATAAACCATCTAATAAAGTTCCAATAGGACCAGCTACTAAACTAGCAATAATATCTTTAAATTTCTGACCTGCTTGTGCTAATTTTTCTTCAGTATCAACTTGCATTTCAGCTAACTTTAATGCTTTATCATTACCAGCGTTTTTTTCTATCAAATCGGCTTGTTCATCTTTACCTGCAGCTCTTAATTCTGCTATTTTATCACGTTGATCTTTGGTTAACTTACCTAAACGTTCTTGTGTAGTTAATGTTTTAGCTAAATCATCAGCTGACATACCTATAGATTTAGCTAGAGCATCTTGTTGAATACGATTTAATTGTTGAAAATCAGCAATACTACCAACATTTTTAAGCATTTCTTCAGCTGCTTCTGCTGTTTTACCTTGTAACGCTAATTCACGAGCTTTACTTAACTCTATGTTTTTACCTATAAGCATTTCTGCTTCGTACTCATTAGCTAATGATGATTCAATATCAAGTAAAGCATCTGTAGTTGACTTTGTTTGTTGCAAAGTCATACCTAATTCCTTTGCTTTTTTAACTGCTTGAGCAATTAGAATAGGATCATTTTTATAAAACGCAGCTAATTGACCTTCTGTTTTAGCTACTTCTTGTAATAATTTTTTATTACTAATTAAACCTTTGTTTGCTTTAGTAATTTCATATACTATCTTTTCTTGACTCTTTCCTGTTGTTAGAGAAAATTGAGATAATTTAGCTGCTTCTTCTCCTGATAATCCTAATTTTTTAGTTAAATCAATTTGTCCTTGAGTTAATTCATTACTTAACACAGCACTAGTATCTAACTCGTCATTAAGTTGTTGTTGTGCTTCAATTATGTTTTTAGAATTAAAATATAAATTATTAGAAGCAACAGAAGCATGTTCTATATGATGAACTAATCCACGAGCTGCTTCTCCAGAAATACCAAAATTTTTCCCTAATTCGGAAGCGGTTTTATTAAAGTGTAAACCAAAATCAAGTAATTTTTTACCTAATGCTATTAATAAAAGAAATTTACCAACAGGATCTGCTAATGCTTGTCCCAACCCACTAAATACTCCTTTAATTCCTGTACCGAATACTTGTAATTGACTTCCTGATTTAGCTGCTTCTCTTAGTTTTTTACCCATGTCTTCAAAGTATTCACTTTGAATTCCAATTTTTTCAAGAGCACCAGTAATCCCTTTAAATAAATTACCAGTTAAACCAAGTGTTTTTTGTAGTTTTTTTTCTTCTTCTACTTCTTTTGCTGTTAAAGGAACTATTTTGTTTAAATAACTTTCGTTATCATCTAAAGCCTTATTAATTTCTGACTGATATGCTAAGTTCTTTTTTAATTCCTCAGCTTCAGATTTAGATAATTTCCCTTTTCTTTCCAGATTTTTGAGTGCTGTTTCCTGTGCTTTTGCTTCTTTTAGATTTGCATTTAACGAATCTATTTCTTTACCAACTTTCTTTTGTAATTCTTTTAATTGTTTAACAGTTAAAACATTTTCCTCAGATTTATGTTCCTGTATCTTACGAGAGTAATCTTCTAACTTGCTAAAATTACGAGTTAATAAAGTAGAAGCTTTAGTACTACCATTAATATCAGCTATTACATTTTGTAAAGTATCAGATATATTACTAAATGCATTTCTAAGATCATTAACCTCATCCTGCATTAATTGTACTTGCTTATTAGCATTATCAATGTTATTACCCATTGCTGTTATTATGGTATTAACATCTCCAAAGCCTTGCCCACCTAAACGTTTAATTTCTTCGTTTAGTTCACGCACTTTCTTTTTTGCGTCTTCTAATGCTTTAGCAGTATCTTGTGCTGGATTTTCGGCCATTTACTTAATATATGATGGATATAAATATTAACAGCGCCTATTTTTTGGGCGCTGTTACTGTTGTATAAGTTGATTTTGGTGCTATGTTTGGTCGAGCTATTTCTGTTTTTGATGAAGTTTTATTAGTCATAATATTATTTTGAGCTTCTACTTGTTCATTCTGCTCGTCATAATATTTCTTTAATGAATTAAACGTAAAGTTTCTTAACCAAATAGGCATATTATATATGGTATGCCAATCGTATCCACCATTTCCATGAAATACTATTTCATGAATTTGCTTAAATAAACTAAATCTATATTCCGGAGTCAGGCCAAAAAAAGTTAAGTCCAATTCCTACCTCGACGCCCTCCAGTACGTCGCCATCAGCTATAACATTAGTTTTCATATCAACATCAGGAACTACTTCCTTATAATATTGTCTGAATGCTCTTAAATCTTTAGCTAAAAAGTAGTTATCAATAAATTCACGAACTGTTTTTTTCTCACTATCACCATTAATTGAAGTAATAACATATTTCATTCTTGTTGAAATATCTGCGGAAGCAGATGGATTAATTTTTTGCAAACCTTTAATTTCACGATCAATGGCTTGTTCATCACCATGAGTTAATGCTTTAAAGGTAACTACAGCTTTAGTGTGTGGAAGAGTAAATTCAAATGAATTAATACCTTTAGTAATTAAATCCTCTCTTAAAGGTTTATTTTCTAAAGTTGATAAATCAGCAGTTACTTTTCTTCCATCATTGATAAAATCATAGTCTTTACCATAACCCAAAATACGAGCAGCAATTAATATAGCGTTTTTATCACCAATTAAAAGATCACTATAACTAAATTTAGTTACAATTAATGATTGAAGCAATTTATCAATAACTGTTCCCTGAGATAGATAGTTTTGATTTGATAAAATATCTTCTTCTTTTGCAGTCATGTATTTAATTTCTACTTTACCACTAGATAAAGGATTTCCTTCTGGGTATAATAAACCTTTAGAAGGTAATTCAACTGTTTCTGTTGGAAATTTAAATTTAGATTGTTCTGCAGATTCTAGATTTGCAACATTGTTTTGTTCTGTCATATAACGTTATTTGATATAAATATATATCTCTTAAAAATTTGATAAAAAAAGCGCTAAATTTCTTTAGCGCCTCTTTATTATCTACTGTGTATTATTAGAAATTCAAAATACAGTAATCCATAGCGATTGTAACTGATAAGCTAATTGCCGCATCAGCTGTCCAATCATATTCACCGAAAGTAACTGTTTTACAATAAGCACCTTTAATAATCCACTCACTTACCACATCACCAACAGGACCTAAAATATCTAAAGTTAAATCTTTTTTATAAAAATCAGAATAACCATCTCTACCTGTTACTGATTCGTGAGCTAAACGTGCCCATTCCATGATTGCTTGAGCTCCAGAAGGAACTACAGGATCATATAATTCTAAAGACATATCATTCCAACGAACTTTACCCTTAACTTTACGGTAAACGTTAATATGATCTAATATAATCTCTCCTGCTTCAAATCCAGGAGCTGCTGCTTTTTTAATCAAATATGATGGAATACCATCTACATACAATATAAAGCGATTTTGAACTTTTGGTTCAAATGCTGTGAACATGATTTCGTTCGGATTTAATACTGCCATTTTATCTATTGTTTGATATAAATATTAAATAATTTATTTTTTATGCAAACTCAACACCAGTTGGAGTAATGTTGAAATCAAGAATAATAAATTCTGCTGTTTTAGTTGGTTGTAAATAAATTGCACCTACTAACTGATTTCTATCAATTGTTTCAGCTGTGTTATTTGATTCATCCATTACAACTTTATAAGTGTATAAACCTTGTTTTTGTTGTACATTTTCTAAATACGGATTAACTTGGTTTAAGAACTTATTTCTAGTTGTTGTTGTATTTTGTTCAAATACTAAATTATCAGCAATATTACCAATAAATCTCTTTAATGTAATTAATAAACGACGAACATTTACACGGTCAAGAGCTGATGCTTTAGTTTGTAAAGTTTTCTGACCAAATGCTACAACACCTTGTCCAGGGAAAGTAGCAATTGGGTTAATTTTATTGATATATAAACTATCACGATCTGATGGTGATAATTTTCTTTCTGCTTGAATTACACCTGATAATCCACCACGGTTAAAACCTGCAGGGGCAAACCATGTTTCTGCTACTTTATCATTATATGCATAAACACCACCCATAACAGTTGAAGCAGGAACAAATACTAATTTACCAGTTTCCTGAGATAATACTTGAACCCAAGGCCAGTAAGTAGCACCATATGATGAATCGTAACTATTAGCAGCTGTAATAACAGTTGAAATAGCAGTACCATAATTGACCATGTCAACAATGGCCATTGTATCACCTCTGTTTTCACTATTAGCCATTAATGTACTTAAAATACCAGAAGCATTTTGATAATTAACACCTGGTAAAGTAATTAATTCATAATCATATTCATCAGGATTTGAGAGAACTGAAATTGCGTTTGAATAATCACTTCCTGATAATCCTTGAATATTAATAGTGTCAATTTGAGTAAACATTTTTAATCCTGTAGAAGCACCACTACCATTTCCAAATAATGGACCTGTAGCGCCTCCAAAGGCACCACCTTCAGAACCAGAACCTACAACAGGTAATGAAGCAGTATATGCAGCATTAAATGTTCCGTTATTTAATAAATAGTTTGGAGTTGGAGCAGGTACGTTTGATATACGAACATATCTACTTTGGTTAATATATGAACCAGTAACTTGAATATTTAAACGACCATCACCATCAGTAATTATATTTTTAACTTGGTTACCAATTACATACTCAATGTAATTTGGTGAGTTAGGATCTAATGAAAGATTTAACCAAGTTTCTACTACTAATTGTTGATTAGAAGTATCATTACCTTGGCGGATAATAAGGTTAAATGTACCTGAACCTGTATTAACGTTAGTTACAGTCCAACGAATGTTGTCAACTGAACCACTTGTTAAAGCCCCACCAGGTAAAGTTTTACCTGAGGCTGCTACAGCACTTTGAGTTGCATTATTCATGATAACACCTTCTGAAAGTGTTTCAAGAACAAACGAAGCACCAGTACCACCTATATTAGTAATCTGAGATGATGTTGCAGGAGTATAAGCAGAATTAGAACTAGATACTACTCTAGTTACTAATAATGTTTCACCACCTTGTTGAAAGTAGTTATATGCAGAAATTGAAGTTAAATATTCAAGAGTTACACCACCACTAACAAACGAAGCACCAAATTTATTCTTATAATCAGAATATGAGGTTACTATTGTTGGTATTTCTACTGGACCTTTTACTGTAGGGCCTATAATAGCAGCACCAACGGCAATAGGGCCTGAGGTTACTTGTGATTGATCGTTTTCACGAGTTAATACACCAGGAGATAATAAAGTTTCAGCCATTTTTAATTAGATTTTGTCTACTGATAAATATATGAAAAATATTTAAAAATTAAGCAGTAATAGCCTCTAATGCGCCCGTTTTTAAATTTATTTTATTATCACCATATTTGTCAGATATACGTTGAGATACTTCATATTCACCTTGAATAACCTTATTAAATTGAGTTTCTAGTAATTGTTTTTGTGATTCTAGTCTTAATTTTTCATATTCAAGTTCACCTAAAGCATATATTAATGCTTGTTTAGCTTGTTGAAGATCTTTAAGTTCTTGTAACTCTTCAGCAGTAATTTGTGTTGGTTTTTCTTGTAAAATTCCCATATTAAAAGTCTTTATTTTTCATAAATGAAACAATTATATATCTTTTACCACTTAAAACAGGACGAGCACCATGTTTATGTGTTATACTTCCTGGATGTACACTTATCCAACCCTGTGGAGGTTTAGATAATTTTTTTTGGCGCCAAAACCAAGTTCCACCACCAGTATAATCTATATCTTTTTCAGATAAATTTACTAAAGCAGTAATATGGGAACTATCATGATGCAAACTTAAATGTCCTTGAGTATCTGGTGTATATCGTGCTAAAAAGTTTTCAGCATTTAATTGATCCCATCCTTT